TCGAGCCGAGGAGGTCGGTGAGGCCGCCTGTCTCGGGCGTGTAGGTGACGGTCGCCGTGAAGGTGCCGCCGCGCTTGAAGGTGAAGGAGGACATCGGGATGGATTACGGGTTCGTGACCTGGGCGCGCACCGTGCAGGGAATCTGGAGGTACGTCTGGTATCCCGAGCCGGTGTTGCATTGCACCTCGAGGGTGGAGGTGACCTCGGTGGCGCTGCCGAGGAGGGTCGAGACGCCCGAGCCCGTCATGGCGAGGGAGCCACGGTAGCCCGACGCGCCAGTGAGGGAGGAGGTGACAGCCACCGTGAGGGAGTAGGTCGTGGTCGAGTTGACCGCCGTGACGCTGATCGTGAACTTGCCATCGCCGACCTGCGTCACCGTGGCGACCGCGCCCGACCAGCCCGACTGCGCGTTGACCGCCGTGGTGATGGCCGTGCTGATCGTTGAGGCCACGTCGTCCTTGCCGAGGGGGGTCGTCGTCGCCGTGAGGGAGGGCGAGCCGTAGGACAGGGTCAGCGTGTAGTAGCCGCCCGTCGCCTCGCGCGGAACCGTCAGCGTGGGGGATGACCAGGAGGCCGTGCCGGCTGAGATGGACGACCAGGTCGTTCCCGAGGCGGCGGGGGTGCCTCCGGGGGTGCCGACGGCGGCGGTGATGGTCGACGCGGGGAAGTCCACCGACTCCATCGGGAAGGCAGCCGAGGAGGTCTGGCGCACGAGGTAGAGCTCGAGCTGCTCGGTGTCGCCGTAGTAGAGGACGGGGGAGCCGACGGAGGAGAAGTCGTTCCAACCCCTGTAAGCGTTGCCGTTGGTGGCGTCGATGAAGAGGCGGTGGGTCGTGAGCAGGGCCATAGGTTGTCCTACCCTTGCCGCTTTGTCAAAAGGGGGCGGCTTAGGTCACCGAGACCAGCTTGATGTCGTCGATGACCACCGCGTGGCCGGCCAGCGTGGGCACCGTGAAGGATGTTCCGACCTCTTGGCGGGTGTGGCCTCCGGGAAGGGTCAGCGTCTTGGTCACCGTGGAGTGCGCCGAGGGGCTGCCCATCGTGACAAACCGTTTAATCATTCCTCCTGGCTCCTCGCCCAGCCCTGTCTCCGTGAAGGCGATCTGCTTGTAGCTGATGAGTATCTCCACGGTCTTGCCCTCGTACCAGCAGTCGTCGCAGGCGTCGGGCGTATAGAAGAACTTGCAAGTGCAGTCCCATTCGAAGCCCGCCTGGGCAGGGGAGTCGGTCGTGGCGTACCTGTACGAGCCGATGTGGCCGAAGTCCGTGGTCGCCCCGAGCGGCTGCTTGACCGCAGGGGTGTAGCCGACTTTCTCGACATAGAGGGCGAGGCCGTGGGCGCTGTCGTCCTCATGGCGCGCGCAGAAGGCAGACCCGGAATAAGGCGTGCCGAAGGAGCAGGCAGGGCCGACATCCCCCATCGTGACGGCGCTTCCCGTGATGCTCATCGAGGCTGTCGCACCGTTGCCGTAATAGGACGAGGAAGGGTCGATGGTGATCGAGTTGGTCAGCGAGACCGGGGATGTGGCAGCCGATGTGACGCTACCGCTGACGGACCAGTCGTAATCGTTGTTCGCATCCGGGCCTGTCAGCGTGACGCTCGCCTCGTAGATGTCATAGTAGGTCTCGTCGATGCCGTCTCCGTCGAGGTCTGCGTAGTACTTGTCGTTGTAGACAAAGTCTGCGGAGTCGTAGATTGTGTAGTCGGAGCCGCCGAAGAAATACGGCCAGATGACAGGGAAGGTGCCGCCGCCTGTGAGCGTGTTTGAAACAGCGATGCTGATGATGGCAGGGCAGATGACGTCGCCGTTGTCGTTAGGTGCGTACTCAGGCGTGAAGAAGCCGATGGTCTTCTTGCTGATGGTCGTCTCCAGCTCCAGGGCGTTCATCGAGATGCCCGTCGTCCCCTTGATTTTGACCACGGCGTTCTCGGGCCAGCCGGGAAGCAGTTGCCGCGTGTGCGAGTAGATGTTGTTACCCTGCGCCTTCTTCGGGTTCGCAGAGATTGAGTCAGTGCCCGCCACCATAGGGGTGCGCTGGAGGTTAAGCAGGCCGCCGGCCCCCGATCGCAGCAGCCAGTTGGAGACCGAGGTCGGCATGGCTTAGGTTCGGGCCGTGAAGTACTCGGGGTCTGCCGTGCCGCACTTGAAGTACTCGGCCGACAGGGAGGTCTCCACGTACTGCGCGACCTTCTTGGCCTTGCCGCTCGTCACCTCGATGTAGGCGAGGCTCACGTACATGAACTCCTCGCTGCTGGCGGGGACGGTGGTGCCAGTCTTCACGTCCACCTTCACGGGGAACGCAGCCCCCGCGTTATGCTGGCACTCCAGGTACACGTAGCAAGTCGCGCTGATCGTGCCCTCGGGGGCGGGGACTGTCTCGAGGGTCGTGCCTCCAATCTTGGCGCCGATGTTGTTCACCGTGCCAGGGACGACCGTGTACTTGAGACCCTTCAGCTTGACCTTGAAAGGATGGTCCGCGGCCTCGGCCTTGTCGCCTGTGTCGATGACAAGCGAGACGCTCTCAGCTGTCTCGTACAGGTCGTATCCGATACCAGGCACAAGTCGCTTCATGGATTACTTCTTATTGTTGCGCTTGGGACGGCCTGCGGTTGCGTACGGATAGATGCCCGTGTCAAAGCCATCGGCTGAGAAAAGGATGTCGTAGGAAACCTTGATGAGCGTTCCGAAATACTCGATGCCGATGCCGTTCAGAAGAAGCTGTGGCGACTCGTCAGGAGCGGACCATGACCCCTTCGTGACTTTTCCGTCACCACCGAGCGCGTTAAGTCCGAGGACAATCTGCACATTCTTCCATTGTCCGTCCGCAGAGGATGTGCAGATGGAGTCGAAGAGCTTCTTAACCGTGTCCATGTCCTTCGTGTAGAAGAAGCCGGTGATGGCGAATGTCGGGGAGTAGTAGGAGCGCACACCGTACTTCCGATTGTCGGGGTCGGCGAACAGCTTGAAACTTCCATCGTCGTTAAAGACGGCGCCGTTAATCTCGGCGTCCTTCTTGCCTCCGATCGCCGTGCTAAAGGTCGGGAAAGTGCTGATGGGCTCCGTCGTAGTGGCACCGCGCCCGGACACCTGGGGCGTGGTCATGTTGCCCTCGGAGATCCCGATGTACTCTGCGGTCACGACCAGCAGGCCGTTGGAGTTGACTGCGGATGACGAGCGGTGGCAGGAAAGGCGGCCATCCTTGGGGAACGCGTCCCCGCGCTTGGGGGCCGCGCCGAGCACCGTGCGGCCGTCGCCAGCCCTCGTCCCGGCGTCGTTGCCGTGCGACTTGACGTAGGTCGCCGAGCAGGTGAGCAGGCCGAAGCCGTCGTTCTCGATGGTCCAGCCGGGCTGGAGCACCAGGGTGCTGAGGTTGTCGCCTTTTGTGACGCGGTTGGTGGGCATTGGATTATCGGGCGGGGCGCTTGAAACGCTCCATCATGGTCTTCCCCGTGGCGGCGCGGATGGCATCTGCCTCGGCGGCAAGGGAGGGCTGCTTGGTCATGTCGCTGCCACCGATGGGAGGGGCGACGGGCGCGGCGCTGGGGGAGGTGTTGCTCGCGATCTTCTGCAACTCGCCGAGCTGCTGCTCCTCGATGGGCTTGGCGGCGGGTGCGGGGAAGCCGCGGAAGGAGGCGGCGCCCACGGCGGCCATCGACGAGACCTCGCCGGCGCCGACCCGGGCGGCCTCGGGCTTGGCCCCGATCTTGAGGAGGTTGGCGGCCATCGCGGACTGCTTGGCCTTGTCTGCCTCGCTCACCAGCGTCCCCGCCTTGACCTCGGGGTCCATGATCATCCCGGCGACGCGGCCAGCGGCCTCCGTCCCGAGCGCCTTCACGAACTGCCCGAACTGGCTCAGCTTGGTGCCGAGGCGGTCGAGGTTCTCCGCGGACTTCTGGCCGATTGCGGCCGTGCGCGCCATCATCACGTTGAACGCCCCGTAGTTTTCCAGCACGGGAATCATGGAGGTTGAGATCTTGTCGCCGAAGACGCGGCTAGCCACGGCGAACTTCTCCTCCTCGCTCGTCGCGCCCTTGATGGCCTCGCCGATGCGCTCCCAGACCTGCGCCTGCTTGATGTTGCGGTTGATGATGTCGGCGTCGGAGAAGCCGAGCGCCTGGAGCGTCTGCATCTCGGGGCCGGTCTGCTTCGTGGCGGCGGCGTCGAGCAGCTTGTTCACGTCCTTCTGCGCCTTCGCGATCTCCTCGATGGAGGAGCCGTAGTCCTCGGCGGCGAACTTCAGCTTCTGGTACATCTCGACGGACAGCCCGAGCCGGGCCGCCTGGTCGGCGATGTCGCCCGCCTCCGTGACGACCTGCGTCACCTTCTGCACCGTGGCGAGCACGGCGGTCGCGCGGGCCGCAGCCATCGTGAGGCTGCTCCCGATGTTCTTCCCGAACTTCTGCATCGACTTCTCGACGTTGCCCATGGTCGCGCTCGCCTTGTCGTTGGCGACGATGTCAAACTGCATTGCGCGGCTCATGGTGTCGGGGGGCTTCCTACCCTTGAAAGGTCGTCAAGCAGCTCCTCGTCCTCCGAGGTCAGCACGTCCAGCCGCGCCCCGTTGGAGATGCTCACGGACGCGGACAGCCAGATGGCCTGCGCCTCGGGCAGGTTCAGCGCCTCCTCCAGCGTGTGCCCGCTCTTCACGAGGTTCGTGATGATGGACAGCGCCCAGGGGATGCCGTTGTTCCTTCCCCCGCCACCGTCCGACTCCGACCGCTCCCAGAACTTCGGCCAGCAGTCCATGCGGATGTGCCTGCGGATGACGTCGAGGGCGGCGCAATGGTTCGCCGGCTGGGCAAGCTTCGCGGCCTCCCACTTGTCCCGCCACGTGGGGTCACCGATCGGGCGCTCGGCGCACACCCTGGCGAAGAAGAGCACATCGGCGGGGGCGAGGTCGGCCCCCGTGATGACCGGGTGGTCGAGGGCAGACAGCCAGAGCCGATGCTTGAGGCACCAAGGGTAGAGGTCGTAGCCGCACAGGCGGGTCGCCTTTGGGGTCAGAAATGCCTTCAGAAAGCGTTTGTCCATCGGCGAGGGTCAGGACACCTATGAACCGTCAAAACGCCTCAGAAGTCAATCTTGGGGGAAAAGACAAGGGCTCCCGAAGGAGCCCCTGCGTCCGGGTCAGTCCCAGACCGAAATTAGGAGTAGGAGGTAATCCCCTCGTAGGAGGTCGCCGAAATCGAGATGAGCGAGAAGCCCTTGTTCTGACCCCTGTCCTCGATGCGGGTCACGACGCCGTCGAAGGTGATCTCGTTGCCGGCGAACTGGAGGCGGTCGCCCACGGCCACCGAGAAGGTGTTCGACTGCAGGACGCCCTCGATGCTGATCTCGTTCTTCCGACCGTCGAGGCGGTGGGTCACCGTCTTGCCAGTCTCGTCGGCCACCGTGTCATTCAGCTCGAAGTCGCGGGTGATGGTGTAGCTCTGGACGGTGATGTTCGTGGGGGCGCTACCACCGGGGGTAATGCCGTAGACGTGCGCCGTGCCTTTGGTGACTGCAGCCATGGTTGTTTCTACCCTTGGGGCGGTGTCAAGTTGCTCAGGCCGGGAGGACGACCGTCAGCATGAATGTCGCCATCGTGCCCAGGGCGCGGTCGCCCTTGCCGTCGTCCACGGTGTCCGGGGTGACGTCATAGCAGGTCGCGTCCCCCTGCGAGGTGAACACGGCCTTGAGGGCGGCCAGATCCTGCATCGCCCCGAGCATGGCGGCCGAGCGGTCGCGGTGGTTCGTCAGCGCCGAGGTGGCGTCGGCCGAGGTGTAGAGCTCAAGGGTCACCGTGCAGGCGTAGTTGCCCAGCCCCTCGGGGAGGTCGGGCGGGTTGCCGACGCTGTTGCAGTTGACGACGAGGGAGGGCAGGGAGTCGGTGGCGACCTCGATGCCCTTGTAGATGTTCACGCCGGACAACTCGGTCTGCGCGGACAGGTGCGCCTGCACGGCGCTCTCGACGATTTCTCGGATGGATTTGGATGCCATGTTAAGGGGAGTTGGGCGGGACGTTGCGGTTCCAGTTGCGGACGATGCGGTCGGCGTAGACTTGATAAGGCCGCTTGGAGATGGCGCCTCGACGCTCGGCCACCACGAGCGCGAAGGTCTTGGTGCGGAGGCCGGCTCCGTCATTGTCGCCGATGGTGTTGGTGATGCTGATGCGCTTCGTATAACCGGCAAGGTTTGCGACCAGCACGCCGTTGCCCGAGTGCCGTGTAATGTACTTGGGGAGTCCCTTGGCCCCGGCGTCGACGAGCCGACCAAAGATGAGCAGATTGCGCCCATACTTGGAGATGATTTCCCACCAGCCGGATTTCAGCTTGCCGACCTGTAGCGAGCGCATCTTGACGTACTGGTTGATGAGCGAGTTCTTCGCGATGTAGGGGTAGCGCTTGATCTGCTTGCTCGGGCGACCCTCGCGGGTGACGCGGCCGTTCTTGCGCTGGCCGTTGTGGATGACCCGCATCTGCCCGGCGTTCTTGATTTCCTTGGACTGCGATGGCTTGTCCTTGAAGATGTTGGCGGCCTTCTGGAAGGCGCGGTCGGGGTCGGGGTCGTAGTAGATCTTGGTCAGCAGGGTCGAGGAGGAGGAGACAAAGGGCTTCTTCCTCCACGCCGTGAACGCGGCCTTCTGCCCGGTGGCTCCTGCGGCGAAGACGGAGGGCAGCGTGGCGCCCTTCGGGGCGAAGATTGACCGCACGTCCTTGTCGATGGCCCGCTCGCCCATCTTGCCAGCCGCCGCCGTGTCGCCCTTGCCGCCCGTCGAGATGAGCGGGGGGGCGTACTTGAGAGCCGCCCGGGCCGTGAGGCATGCCTCCTGCTTGAGCAGCTCGCCCGTGACCGTGTTGAGGTACTTGGTGAACTTGTTGAGGTCACCGCGAACCTTGTTCTCCTTCACCCTGATGGTGAACCCGATCATCGGTCGTCCTGGGCGCGAACCTGCAGCTCGACCCAGGCGCTTCCCGGCTTGTAGGAGATGCCCTCGACCCGGTACTGGCGGTTGCCCTGATCCGTGGCGACGAGCGTCTTGCCGATGGCGAGCGAGGAGACGGGCGAGCCCGAGGAGATGGCGGCCGCGCACGTCGAGCCGTAGGCCGTCGTCCAGGATGCCGTCGAGGCGACCACGCGGCAGGAGTGCGAGACCTTGTCGATGAACCCGCCCTCGGTCAGTTCCTGCGTGATGTTCGGGCCGTCGATGAGCACCTGGAACGAGGGGGTGCCGCCCACGGCGGTCCACGTCTGGGCGAGGTCGGCCATGTCCCCCATGATGTCCTTGGCGTCGGCGATGAGCTCGGATTGTAGCATGGCGGTTTCTACCCTTGGAGGTTAGTCAAAAAAAGAGGGCCCCCGTAGGGGCCCCCAGTTGAGTCATCCCGAAACCGCTTAGGCGGTCTTGAGACGGACGAGCGAGGTGCTGCGGCCGACCGCGG